GACGAGCCCCGGAGGCCGAGGTAGGTCGGGGCGTTCTGGCCGTCGACGGCGTAGACCAGCCGGGGCCGGAGCCCGGGCATGGCCCAGGAGGCCAGGGCGTTCAGGGCCGACTGGCGGGAGACGCCGGTGGTGAGGATCGAGCCCAGGATGGTCACCACCCGCTCGCCGAACAGCGAGGTGGTGTCCCACTCGCCGTCCCGGGTCGGCAGCGACGCCTTGACCTCCCGGACGGCCGGCCAGGCCAGCTCGAGGGAGGAGACCCGGTAGTTCCCGGCCGCGTCCATCAGGTCGAGGGACTGGGCCACGTTCCCGGAGCCGTCCAGGAGCTCCAGCCGGAGCGTCGAAGGCGAGGGGCAGTAGGCGACCACTACGAGAGCCTCTGGCCCGAGCGCATGGCGAATTCGAGCTTCTTGGCGATCATGTCGACATCGGTGGCCGAGTTGAAGGTCGAGCCGTTAATCGCCACCAGCGGGCCCGGGCCGCCGCCCCCGGCCGGGGTCACGACCTCGCCGGCGTGGGCGTAGATCAGTCCCTCCCCGGTGATAAGGCCGCCCTCCGCCAGGTGGGGTATCTGCGGGACGCCGATGGTCTCGCCGCCGATATGGATGGGTCCGACGTGGATCTCGGGCGTCTTGAACTGCAAGGAATTCCAGCCGTCGATCAGCTTGTTGATAATCGCCTTGAAGGTGTCCCAGATGAAGTCCCACATATGGGACAGGATCGACTCGATCCGGCCCGGCAGCGAGGTGAAGAAACCGACCAGGTCGTTCCATCCGTCCTTTATCCATTTCCAGACGTCGGAGGCCCACTGCTTGATGTCCTGGAAATGGGTGTAGATCAGGGCGGCCGCGATCCCGATCGGGCCGAGAATGATGCCCAGCAAATACGGCCAATTCGAGACGATCCACGACCATACGTCGTGAATAATCGCCTTGATCCCGGACCATATGGTGTCCCAGTTGCGGTAGAGGACGTAGACGATGGCGATGATGGCCGCGATGGCGGCCACGATGAGCAGGGCCGGTCCGAGCGCGGCCCAGGAGGAGGCCGCCTCGGTGTCCTCGGCCGCGCTCATCGCCTCGGTCGCCGTGCTCGCCGCCTTGGTCGTCTTGGTGAAGATGCCCATGACCGAGCCGACGCCGGCCATGATGGTGCCCGCGCCCTGCAGGGCCGGGCCGTACTTCTGGCCCAGTTTTGCCGCCGAGTCCTCCACCTCCGCCTTGAGCGCCTTGATGTGGCCGGTAAAGGTATTGGCCTGGGCGGCCGCCTGGCCCTTGAGCTTCTGACCGAGCTCGTCGAGCGCCTTGCCGTGGTTCTGGGTGGCGTCGTGCGCCTCGGTCTGGGCCTTGGTCAGCTTGGTATGGGCGTCGACCGCCTTGGCGTCGGCCGCGACCACGTTCTGCTGGGCGTCCTGCAGCTGGATCTGCTCGGCCGCGGTGAGATGGGTCTTCCCCTTCAGGAGCTCCTGGACGTCGGTCAGATGCTGGTGGGCCTTGGCCTGGGCGTCGGCCGCCGCCGCCGCCTCCCTCGTCGCCGTCTCCAGCTGCTTGTTGGCCACCGTGGCCGAGGGGACCGAGTCAACCCCGAATTGCTTCAGGAGCTTGGCCGAGCCGTTGTAGGTCCGGCCGAGTTGCTCGGCCGCGGTCGAGAGCGACTCGTGCTTGGCCGCGGCTAAGTCCGAGGCCTCGCCCAGGTACTTGAGGGCGGTGGCCGGGTCGCCGGTCGCCTGGGTCAGGATGCGGAGGGCGTCCTGGGTCTCGTTGGCGGTGTTGCCGAATTTCTCCTGGTGCTTGATGGCCGCGTCGACCTGGCCGCCGTAGTCGTCGTAGCTCTTCCCGGTCGCGGCGATGGCCGCCTGCAGCTGCTGGTGGGAGGCCTGGTCCTTCGAGCCCATGACCGACAGGGCCGCGCCCACGCCGGCCACGCCCACGCCCACCCCGGCCATCATGGGGCCGATGGACTTGCCGTGCTCGGAGACCTTGTCGAGGGCGGTCGAGATGCCGTCGATGGCTCCCGAGAAGGGACCGAGGATCTCGGGCCCGAGCGCCCCGGTTACCCCCTTGAAGGCCGAGGCCATCTTCCCGGCCGCGTTCTGGGCGTGGGTGCCGACGTCGCCGGCCGCCTTGCCGAGGGCCGACAGGTCGGCCATGAAGCGGACGACGACCGAGGGGCTATCGGCCACGGCCAGCCTTCCGGTTGGCCTCGGTTATCGCCTCGGCCTCCCGCTGCATCAGCCGGACCATGGCCGCGAACATCTCGTCGGTTAGCTCGTCAACGTCTCGGGGAAGGCAGCGGTAGTAGCGGCAGAAGCTAGCGATGCCGTCGGCGAGCCGTTCTGCGTAGGGTCCACCTCGACGAGCTCGACCTCGACGTCGTAGGCGTGGGCCCACAGGGAGCGGACGTCCCGGCCGGGATAGTCCCGCAGCAGGGCCCGGAAGGCGGTGAGCCGAAAGGGCATGGCCTGGGCCCACTCGCCGAAGGTCCCGCCCTGCATGCGGGTAATCGAGTCGATCACCCGCTGGCTCGGAGCCCGGGCCGCGAAGGCGGTCGAGACCTTCACGACGACCGGGAGCGGCTCGGTGGCGTCGGCCGGCTGGTCGACCGGGTCGGTATCAGTCATGCACTCCTCCGGGGTCGGTGGTGGTGTTCGTCCAGGGAAAAGAAGCCAGCGCGCTCGAGGCGGCCGTGCCGAAGCGGTCGGCGACCGAGCCCTGGACGTTCGTGGCCGCCGGCCAGAGATAGCGGCCTCGCGAGTCGTAGTCCCGCCGGCTCTCGTGCGGAGCCCGCCGGAGGCCGCCGAATTCGATCCAGCCGGCGTAGCGAAGCGTGCTCGACCCCATGGAGACCTCGGCCCCGGCCGCTCCGGGCTCTCGCCGGACGGTGACCGAGCCGGCCAGCCGGCCGGTGACCTGGGGGACGGCCGAGCGGGCTACCGCGGCAACCGGCTGGCCGATGGCGCCGTCGGCTGCGAGCGCCACGGCCGCTCCGAGCGGCCCGGTCGGGCTGGCGAGGCGCTGCATGTCCCGGCCGAGGGCGTCGAAGCCGACGACGACCTCGCCCGCCACTAGGGATGCTTCCCGGCGACGTAGGCGGTGCCGTTCCAGTTGGCCGCCGTGAGGTCGCCCAGGATGACGTACTGGCCGGGACTCCAGTTGGTCGCCGGGCTTGCCGTAATCCCGGTCATGGCGGCCAGGTTGGCCGGCGAGTTGGCTCCCGAGGGCGTGAAGTAACCGGGCACGCCGGCCACCGCCCCGGTCGCCGCGACCGAGCCGGTGTCGATCGTCGGAGGCCCGGTGAGCGCCCAGTCCACCACGATCTCGGAGGCCGCCCCGGCGTCGCCCACCATGAGCGGCGTCGGTTGCGGCACGGCGTAGCCCGAGATCTGGGGATTGTTGGGCGAGGTGACCTGGGCCGCGTAGGGCCGGGCCTTCCAGTTGACCGGCTGGCCCGAGGCCTGGTAGTTGGCGTACGCCTGGGACAGGACCGAGTAGACCGAGCCGGCGGTGAAGTCCTGGTAGAAGGTCACCCGCAGGTGCCATTTCACCACCCCGGGGTAATCCGTTTCGGCACAAAAGGTCGTTACCGTCACCAATTTCACCTCGGGGAAGGCCGCCTCCAGGTGCTTGACGGTGCAGCGGAGGTTCACGCCCGCCATCTCGAAGTAGGCGGCGTTGAGGATCAGCGGATTGGTGGCCGGCGGCGTCGGGTCGCCGGTCGCTAACAGCTCGGGACCGGGCGGCGGCGGTGGCGGTCCCTCGAGGACGTCGGTATCGGTCATGGCCTTCCTTTCACATCCAGACGGTCAAGATGAGCTCGACGAGCAGCAACTGCGTCCCGCCCGCCCCGGTCAGGTTCCGCCAGCCCCGCTCCTCGGTGGGCGTCGCCTGGGCCACCGTCCCGCCGAGGGTCGGGTCGGCCGCGATGGCCGCGATGACCGCGCCCTTGAGCGAGTCGAGCGACTCCTCCTGCTCGATGCCCGAGACCAGGACGAGCGGCAGGGTCGCCTCGTCCTGGCAGAACGAGACGACCTTGTAGCGGACCGAGACCGGCCGGGAGACGACGACGCAGGGCCCGTTCACGATCTCGGGCGGGCTGGGGTGGATCTTTACCGAGCCGGCCGTCGCCTGGCCGAGGAGCGTGACCAGGTAGTCGGCGACCGGCTTTCGGCTCCATGTCACGCGAAGACGATCCGCAGGTAGGGCGCGATCATGGCCTCGGTATCGGGGTCCTTCGGGCCCACGCGGACGATACCCATCTCGCCCCACCCGATCGTCCCGTCGACCGAGTCCCGCCGGCGGTAGAGCCGGGCCGCCTCGTACTGAGCGGCGGTGAACAGCGGGTCGGGGAGATAACCGGGCGCTCCGGGCGTCGTCCATTGCGGGTCGCATCTCATCTGGTAGTAGGCGATGGCAGCCGCTAGCGCGGTCGTTACGACGCCGTCGTCGCCCACGTCGTCGCCGATGCGGAGCAGGCTCTTCACGTCCGCGATCACCGGCCAGGCGGCCGCCATCGTCCTACCGTCCCCGGGCCTAGCTCGGGGCCTTCTTGGTCGCGCCCTGCGCCTTCTCCGGGCCCGAGCCCGCCTCAGCCGGCTCGGCTTCCGCCTCGGCCGGAGCCGGGATGGTGGTGCCGGCGTCGATCTTGGCTAACGCCGTCGGGTAGCGGCCGAGCACGGGGGCGGCGTAGCCCCACACGCCCAGGCGAATGGCCGAAGGGCCGAGCACCTCCTCGTAGCGGAAGTTGAAGGTGGAGCTCTCCAGCAGGATCAGGTCGTCGGCCTTGGCCACGTAGAGGTGGTTGTCGACCGCCGCCCAGGAGGGGATGACGGCGAGCCCGACCACCATCCCGGCGACGTGGCCGTAAATTATTGCGTCGCCCAGGCCGTACGCGTTCACGGGACCGTGCTCGCCGGTCACCACCAGCGGCCGGCCCTGCTGGTCCTTCTGCTTCGACATGTAGGCCCAGGCGCCCTCCGAGCAGAACACGACCTTCGGCGGAGCCTTGCGGTGCTTGCGGACGCTCGCCCCGGCGTCGATGAAGGCGTCGAACAGGTTGGCGTAGACCGGAGCCGTGCCCGGGTAGGTGATGGTGGCCGACAGCCCGGTGGCCGCCTCGAAGGCGTTGACGACCGCCGTCTCGATGAGCTCGTTGTAGGCACCCATGGTGTCCTGGAAGACGAGGGCGTCGATGGCCGGGTTGCTCCCGTCGACCAGCTGCCGACTTACGTCGACCTTGCCGGTGTAGGTCACGGGCGAGGTGGTGATCAGGTTGGCGTTGAACGAGCCGTCGGCCGGGGCCGCGCCCTCGGAGGCCTGGGCCGCAGGAGCGGCGCCGGGCGTGACCTGCTTGCCGATGTTGATGGGGTTGGCGTCGGTGATGCCGATGCGCCGCAGCGTGTCGGCCCAGGGCCGGGCGCCGTGCTGCAGGGCGGCGAACTCCTCGAATAACCAAGAGGGTGGGATGACGCCCGCGCCCGTCCCCGTCGTGCCCATGGCCCGCATCTGCTGGTTGTGGCGCTCGATGCGGGTCCGGCAGTCGGGGTCGGCGTCGAGCTGGGCGTGGAGCAGGTCCCGGAAGAACACGGCCCGGTCGGGCCCGCCGTCGCGGCGATAGACCGACTCCTCGCTCCGGACGGCGACGAGCGAGGTCGACGCCGAGCGGGCGGTGAGCTCGGGGATGTCGGTCAGGGCGGTGACGGTCGCCGCCTTGCGGTCCTCCACCTCCCGGAGTTGCACGATGCGCTCGCCGAGGGGCTCCATCTCCGAGCGCAGCCCGTCGAGCAGGGCGACCTCGCGCTCGTCGGGGTCCCGGCCCTCGTCGTTACAGCGGTTCAGGATCGAGTCGTAGTTGTTGAACAGTTGCTGGTAGTCGGCTCCGAGCTTCTCCAGGAGTCGGTTCGCCATGGCAGTCTCTCCCTCGTAGTCGGGGGCGCGTCCAGGGCGCGGCGACGCAGGACCGATGGCCCTGAGCCGGTTCGGCGCTGGACGGTTCGGCCTGTCGCGTTAGCTAGACGCCGGCCGGTTCGCCTCGGGAGGGTTCGGCTGCC